GAATAGCGCTTATGTCGGTGTTCATGAATCAGGGCCGAATAAGGGAAAAGCTAAAGGCCGGCTTGCGGGGCCATCACTGAGGTCTCTTAAGATAAGAGTCCATGCCGAACTTGACAGACTATGGTCTACGCCGGAGGAACGGGAAAGGATGTATAAAGATTTATCTGAATTTCTCGCTATACCGGAAGAGTACACACATATAGGTATGTTTGGTGAGAAGACGATGGGAAAAGTCTTTCAGTTCTGTCATGCAAACAAAGAACGATCAGGTTCGAGAATAGAATGGCATAAACCTGGAGATAAGTGTCCTAATAAAAACAATCAAATAATATCAGGAAGTAGCGCATGTAGAGGATGTCCTGAGTATCTTCATGATGAGAAAGACGGGTATGTCTGGTGTGATCCTGATATGAGTTACGGCAGGTTGAAATAGGGCGCGAATTGCCTATCTTTGTGCTATTATTAATCAAAAAAAATATAAGCACATGGGCAGATCAACAGAGTACTACAGGACTCATCCCGAAGCCAGGAAGAAAAAGGCTAAAAAAGACAAGGAGATAAATGCCAGACCGGAACAGAAAGCCAAACGCCGGGAGCTTGGTCGTAAAAACTACGAAACGGACAAGAAGAAGGGCAAGGGCTGGAGGAAAGGCAAGGATTGTTCTCATACCAAGAACGGTCTTAGGTATAAATCAGTAAAAGCTAATAGGGGATCCAAATCGGATACAAAAGGTGACAAAAATGCACGAGGAGATAGCAAATAGGATAGATATAAGAAGGATATTCAAAACCTCTAAACAGGTCATGGAAGAGGCATATGAGAATATCTTGAAATACAGGCGGGGAGAGCTTATCCCCGCTAAAACCGGATACGATTATATTGATGAGGCTTTGCTTGGAGGTATTTTCCCTCAGCATGCTATTGCCATAGGAGCCCGCCCATCTGTAGGTAAATCGTATGTGGCCCAAAAGATATTGGAAAATGTGATGAATCCGATGATCAACCCGCAAGCAGAAGATTATTTTCTTGTCAATTGCGAGTTTGAAATGAATCCTCAAGATCTTCTTCTTCGTAGAATGAGCCAGAATATGAAAAAGCGGGCTCCTGAAATATTAAGAAGGCAAGATTCTAATACAGTAGAAGAGATGAGGATGTTTGAAATCCTTCAAGGTGAAATCAGAAATAATATAATATACATCGATGCTCCATGTACGGTAAAAGAGTTTGAGGCGGCTGTGTATCATATAGCTAACAAACACAAAGACAAACGTCTTATAATATTTAAAGTCGATCATATTGCTTTAATAAAAAGAATGGGATTAGATCCCAAGTCGGCTATAGATGATTTGGTGGCGGTTATGAATGAGGCCAAATTAGTATATAAAAACATATTTTTCCTCATTATATCCCAATTCAACAGAGAGATAGAAGGAAGGATAAAAAGCCCTCAAGAGCAGCCTCCGCGTCTTTCTGATTTCTACCAGTCTGATACGCTGGGTCAGTTATGTACGTTAATGATAGGTTTGCATAATCCTCGTCGGTACGGGCTGGATAAGTATATGATATTTGGGAAAGACTGGTATCAGACTCTTGATAGGTTCAAAACTGAAAACAAAACATCATTCAGAACAGCCGGACTGGTATTTCATCATATACTGAAAGTAAGGCAAGTTAGTATGGAAGAGCTTACTAATACAATCCACCCAGAGATTCTGCCGGGGCATGGATGGATGTACGGGGAGGGCGGGACGAAGTTCGTGAACCCTAACCAGCCGCCGACGCCGCCCAAGCTCTATACTGTGGAAGACGTTACGGACAATCAGGAACAAGAACAAGAGACAAAAGAAGAACAGTCATTGTATTAAAAAAAATAAGAACCATGAGACTAACAGTAGAAGAAAACGAATACCTGATAAGTAAGTTCCTTCTGGTTCTTACCGAGTTTGCAGGGGATGAGAGAGAGATGTTTTTAATCAACTCCATACATGATAAGGCGGTGGCGGATATGAATTATCGTCTTCCTTCTTTAATAAGCAGAGAACGTAAAAGACGGGTTATTGAGCTCCTTAAAGAAGGAACCAGAATAATCAAGGACTTTTCCGGCTATGCAGGTGATATGGGTATGATTAACGAATACGATCGTCTAAAGAAAGAAATAGGAACCGTCCAAGATCAGCTTGGCGACGTAGAAGGTCAACTTCGGGCAGCCGGCGAAGTAATCAAGAAAGAGCTTGATATGATTGCTGACCGAATCAAAGAAGATCTTCTCGACCGAGAGCTGGCTAAAAGTAATGCCGAGGCTGAAAGAAAAGCCAAAGTGGATCCGAGATACGAAGTAGCTTTAGGTGATTACAAGGAGATGCTGGAAGTGATTTTTACAACCAGAAACAAGTATTCTACGGTAGATTCTGTACATGACGATCTTCGACAGTCGGTATCTACCGGTAGAAATTCGATTATCAAAGAAGGGTACAACAGTTAAAAACAAGGAGGAAATATGGAAAAGAAGGAATTTAAAGTAGGAGAAGTGTTTGATGCCGGACTTGTGAGATTAAAATGTGTGGATGCTCCAGAGCCAGACTTAGGATGTGAAGGATGTATATTTAATGACCACATTACATGCGGGTCGGTAGATGTAGTCGCAGGCCCGTGTAATCACGTAGAGAGGGAGGATGGTAAGGATGTTATTTTTATTAAAGCTGATTAGGCATGTACATCAATTTCAGACAACTTGCAGCATCAGACATGACTCCTAATGATCTGGCTAATCTTCTTGCTATAAGACAGAAGGATACGGTTATGATCGAAGCCATGCTGGAAAAAGATGCTGGGAGGTATATAGAGCTTGGCCTGGTTGAGAAATTAAAATCAGGTGTGATGAGATTAACCAACAAAGGAACGTCTTTTGTGAATTATATAGAGACACCGGAGATGACAGACGAGGTTCTGGAAACGTTGAAGATTATGATAGGAATGTACGAATCATATTCAAAAGACATAGGTGTCAGCAGAAAAGAAGCAGAATCCAGATTGTGTTGGTTTATGGGTAACACCTCATTTAAGAAAGAGGTCATACTTCAGGTAACGGAATCTTATATAGCAGAGTCAGGAGATTATACAATGAGCTTATGTAACTTCATATGGAAACCGCCTTCTCAGGCTTTTTCAGTCCATAGGAACCTTAAAAATTCAAAGCTCTTTGACTTAATAGCTGAAAAATTTAAGATCGCTACCGAACCTTATTTGGAGTCTAAGAAGAATAAGGAAATGGATTGGTTGTTTGCCGTATCTAAATTGCCTACGCCGCCGGCCAAAGGAAATCCGGATTATTTGTTTACCGGTAGCTCAGAAACGGACAAAGAGAGGCTTAAGAATATCAAAACATACTTATTTAATAAAATCAGAAAACAATGGAAAAGGTAGATATTAGAAAGAGAGTAGAAGAATTAATCCTTGAAAATATTTTGATGGTAGATGCAGAGGATTTGAAAAAGGACGATGTGACTTTCGATTATCTGGCGTTTGATTATTTTGACAAGATCGAATTAATAATGGCAGTAGAAAAAGAGTTCGGAATCCTTATCTATGATGAGGAAGAAGAGAAGTTGGAGTTTGTTAATGATCTTGTTGAGCTTATTTACCGGAAGAACAATGAAAGAAGATAACGGATTTGATATAAAGGTTGCGATATTCGCTTTTATTGCAACGGTGTTGTTTATCACATTGGCAACCGGATATGTATTGTTTATTATATGGATTTTGGAGAAGATTTAGAACCGGAAGAATTAACTGATCATTATGATCAATGTTATAGTTTGGATACAGAAACAGAAGAAGAGGAGGAAGAAGAATATGACTGATGAAGAGTTTGCATTAGAGAATAAGGAAGTGAAGTTTATTCCCAAAAAGAGAATATCGTACCTCAATCCAGGGGATAAAGTGTGGATCGTCTCGTCCGACGGCTACCTGCTACACACAGACGTCGTTCGGCGGGACCGGGGCCGATCTTATGTGGATATAGACGGGATACTGTATTGGAAGCGAGGATTAGATGGCAAACATCGTAATCGTAATAACTACATGCAGTTTGCCATGACACCAGAAGACGGTAAGAAGTATGTCGTATATTACCCGGAAGGATTTAAAGACAATGACTTATGATGGTCCCAGAAACGCATTTGCTATATAAGGAGTTTAATGGTGTGAAACGTCTTGCCATTTCTTATTCCCAGATAGATACGTTTCTTACTTGTCCAATGAAATGGTATAAGACTTATGTGGAAGGTAAAAGATCTACGGAAAAACAAGAAGCTACGTCTTATGGTACGGTTATTCATAAGACACTGGAATACTTCTTTAAGAACGGAAGACAGCCTTCTGGTAAAGACCTTGGAGAAGCGATAAGTTATTACTCTTATCAAGAAGACATACCTTGGCAATCACCGGAAAATATGATGATAGCCATGAAACAATCTGGGGAGCTTCTTGCTTGGATTGTGGATCTGTTTAAAAAAGACGGCAATAGGTTTATGATAGCTGATAGTGATCTTAATCCCTGCGAGAAACTTATCAGACACGGCGCTATAGTTGGAGTCGAAGAAGATTTTGTGCTGCCGTACCGTCTTCCTAAGCCTGTTGATGTAAATGGGGTAATTCATACTCATGTGTACATAGTAGGATCAGTAGACCTTCATCTGGCTATAAAGAGCAAGAACGTAATTCACCATTATGTCATAGATTGGAAATCAGGGAATAAGGTTTTTGATTCTAAGAAATTGGAAACGAATTTACAGCATCCTATATATTCATTTTACATCTATAGAAAATATGGTGGGGTTCTACCAGATATGAACATCTATTTTTTTACCAGAACCAGGCAGTACCAAAAGGTTAAGGTAGATGAAGAACGTAAAACAAAATCTATAGAGATGCTAAATGACACTTTATCTAAAATGTATGATTTTGAAGATAATAGTGTAAAAACATTTCAGGCATACATCCAGGGGGCAGAAGGAGCCAGGTATAGCAAGCGGCGTGCCACCCTAAGCCAGCCTGTTTCGCAAAACAAGCTACCCTGCCCGTCAGCACTGTGTTATTATTGTGACTTTGGATTACATAACAAAAACGAATGCCCTTTCTCTTCGGATTGGGATCCGTCTAAAAAGATAAAGCGATGAAATACGAGGATGTTCAAAGGTTAAGAACAAAATACCGGCAAGATCCGGAAGTTATAAACGTAGAATACATGAGAGACGTTGCTGTAAGATGCGGGAATTTCAAGAAAGCGTTTGAGCTTCAGGAAAGACTGGAGGATATATGGTTTAACTACTTAAAAGAGGTGCAATGAAAGAAGCATTGATAGCAGGAGCAGCGGTCTTTTTATTATCATACTTGTTTGTAACGGCTTTTATAAAAATAAGCGAGGCGATAGATCGGTATAAGATGAAGAAGAAAACCGACAGAATAAAAGTTGGACAACGGTATGAATCCAGGACCTACTTCATGAATCCGTTTGAAAGGGGAAAATATATTGTTAGGATACTGGATATAGAAGAAGGATATGCGCTATATAAATACGAAAATGGTTCAGGTACGCTGTATTCTATAGAGCTTGAAGATATTGTAAGAGGATATATTTTAATAACGGATTCAAATAAAGTAGGACATCATGGAAGAAATTGTAATTAAAGGAGAAATGGCTGATTTTTACAAAAATGCAGGGAAAGATATATGGGTCTATATTGGACTTTTTGGAAATAAAGTGCTATCCATTTTAAAAAACAAAGGTGTTATTGCATGTGAAAACGATGCTGAATATTGCGTGTTGATGGATGGAGAAGATCATTTTATAAGTATAGCAAAAGACATGAGTCACGACTATTGTTGTGAGTACGTTGTAGAAAGAGCAGAAGCCTACAGAGACTACCCCTCCAAAGGTGCTACATGCAGTGTATGCCTGTTTGAAGATAATGAGAATAAGGCAAGGGAGATGTTGAAAGAGGCGATAATAGAACTTTCAAAAAACAGTAAAATAGATTGCGATGGGCTTTGAACTTAGACCTTACCAAAAAGAAGCAGTAGATGCCGGGCTTAAGTTTCTTACAGGAAAATCTAAGAAGCCTGGCATAATAGTGGCCCCATGCGGAGCAGGTAAGAGCCTTCTGATATCCAAGATAGCGCATGAGATAAATAGACCGACGTTAGTATTGCAGCCATCAAAAGAGATTCTGGAACAGAATTATGCGAAAGCCATATCATTTGGAGCTAAACCTACCATATATTCTGCTTCATGTGGTATAAAGGAATTATCGGCTATGACTTACGCTACATTAAAGAGTATTAAGAAGGATGTGGGTAAATTAAAAGATATAGGGATAGACACGATCTTGATAGACGAATGTTTTACTGGAGATGTGGAGATATTAACTGAAAAAGGGTTTACTCAATTTAACAAATTGAAACAGAATGTAAAGGTAGCTCAATATGATAAAGGATTTATTGATTTTGTGATGCCTATCAGATATATCAACAAACCGTACGATGGTGATATTTGTTTGCTTCATATTAAACATGGAATAGATCTTCCAGTGACAAAGAATCATGATTTCTTGTTTTATGATAAGAAATACGGTAAATGGTATAAACAGAAAATATCTGAAGCTTCTTTTAAATCTGGGAAATGTATTCCAGTATCAGGGATATCACGTGTAGATAGCGGAGGCGATTCCTTATCTGACATGGAGAGGTTGTTTATAGCAACACAAGCGGATGGAAGTATTCATAACAAAAACGAAAATGACACAATTATATCTTTTTCATTTTCAAAAGAAAGAAAAATAAAAAGGATACATTCTTTATGTAAGAATGCAAACATTGAGATATGGGAAGTTAAAGGAAAAATAGAAAAAAAAGGAAATACGAAAAACAGAAGAAGATTTATGGTAAGAATGCCAAAGTTTACAACAAAGGATATTCGAAATCATATATCATTCCCAATGTCTTACGAAAAAGCAAGATCGGTAATAGAAGAGTGTTCTTTATGGGATGGCAGTATTATAGGAAATACGATGCTTTATTATTCATCAACCGATAAAACACAGGTGGATTTTTATAATTCTGTAGCCACAATAGCTGGTCACGGATGTTATGTTTCTATTGAGAAGGATGATAGAAAAGAAACGTATTCTGATGTTTATGGGCTTTTTATAACAAAAGACAAAAAACTAAGAGGCACTAACTCTATGTATAAACGATATGAAAAATACACCGGACAAGTTTATTGCGTAGAGGTCCCATCTGGATGTATAGTACTAAGATATAAAGGATATACGTTTGTTTCTGGAAATTGTCATTCAGGGTATTCTCCTGAAGAAGGTTCTGAATTTATGGAGTTTATGAACAGGTTTCCAGAGGCGAAGGTGCTGGGCTTCACCGCCACTCCCTGCCGACTCAGGGCCTACAATTCCATGCTGGAAGGAAACTACAGCAAACTCAATATGCTGACGAAAGACGAACATAACTTCTTCAAGAAAATAGTTCATGTAATACAAATACAAGAGCTAACTTCTCAAGGTTTTTGGTGTCCACTTAAGTACGAACGATGGTCGTTTGATGAATCGGCTCTGATGTTAAACAGTACCGGAGCCGAATACACCAACGAATCTATCAAAGAAAGCATTGTACGAAACGGCTTAAACAACTCTATCTATAAGCGTCTTCTTCAGCTTATGAACGAACGTAAGGCCATTTTGGTTTGCATGGATTCTATCGAATCATGTAATAGAATATCAGAGTTTATGAATACCAGGATGGGAGCCATAACTGGCGTCGTAACATCGCTAACACCTAAGAAGAAGAGGGAGCAAATTATATCCGATTTCAAAGAAGGTAAGTTAAAGATCGTGTTTAATTATTCAACGCTTGCTACCGGATTTGATTTTCCCGAACTTGATTGTGTGATGTTTGGGCGCCCAACATTCTCATATTCAACATATTACCAGGTGCTCGGCAGGTGCGTTCGTATTCATCCTGACAAGAAAGAGGCACTGATAGTTGATTGCTGCGACAACATGAGGCGTTTCGGCCGGATAGAAGATTTAACGATCGAACAATTTCCTTCTAAGGGCTGGTGTATGTTTGCCGGCAATCAGCTTCTATCCAATATAAGGATGGGGGATATTATTACCAAAGACGAAATCCTTCGCCGGGCAGCTTCTCTTAAATCTGTGAATGGAGATGGTAGGAGAGAAGACGATCTTGACAGTATAATAATGTGGTTTGGAAAATATGAAGGAATTAGATTCAAGGACATACCGGTGTCGTATTTTAGGTTCTTGGCTGAGAATATGGCAGTAAAACCAGGAGATAGAAAAGAAAAGATTATCGAATATTATAATAGGATAAAAGCATGAACAACAAGAGAAGAAAAAAAATATCAGATGTTATCAAAAACGCAAATAAGTATAAAACAGATTTTGAATACATCAAATCAAAGTTATCGGAGTTAAAGCACAACATAAATTCAGCCAAAGATGATATTGATATGATTTTAGATGAAGAGACGGAGGCGAGAGATAATATACCGGAATCGTTACAAGACTCAGAAAGATATTGGGAATCAGATCGGGCTGTAACTGATATGGAGGAGGTGGTTGATGACATGGAAGGCATTATAAATGATATAGATGATGTGATTTCAACCATAGATGGGAGCATTAAAACCATAAATGGTTCTATAAAAGTAAATTTAGAAGGAATAATGTGAGTCTATAAAAACACTATAAGTAAAATTTAACACAATACGCTTGTATTAAAGTTACACAATCTATATTTTTACGTCGTGTAATTTTAATACAAGCGTATTTTATTAAATAATTTAAAAGTTATGATTTCTAAAGACAGGTTATTGTATGGAGTGGTAATCAGACAGGACATTAAAACTTCCTTTATGTCATTAACTGGATTACAAGAGGCATATACAAGAAAAAGAGTGGAGATGGGGTGGAATGATAAGAGAATAGAAAATATTCTTTCGAACAAGGAGAGTGCAGAAAGGATATTTTATATTCTTAAAAAACAGAAATACATAAAAAGTGAAACCTTGAAAGAGTTTATGGATATAGTGGAAAACAACTCTTTGATAAAAGTAATGAAGTGGTATAATGCCTATAAGACTACAGGAAGAGGAACAAACAGGAATGTTATGTGTGATCCCTACATATGGGTATTAGTCGCTATAGAATTAAATCCTATGCTGTATGCAGAAGTTACTGGATGGTTAAATGATAAACTTATTTTGGATAGAATAGAGATAGGGGATAAATACAATACTCTTTCAAGGTCTGTATCAAAATTTGAAGATGTTGATTATATAGAAATGGCTGATAAGTTAAACTGGATTGTATTCAATAAACATAAATATGTTTTAGATAACAGAGCAACTCAAGAGCAGTTGAAAGAACTTGAAACCCTACAGTCTAATCTTGCATTCTGCATAGAGATGGGAACCATCTCTTCTTTCTCTAATTTAATGAACATGATGAGATCTATATATGTAAAGAAATGGGGAGAAGAGGCTGTAACTTCTAAAAACGTAAAATAATATGGGAGTAAAAGAAATAAGAGAACTACTTAGACTCTACAATCTCGAACATAGTGTCGTCCAGAACAAAAACTCTGGGCGGTATTCTATTATTCTTCACAATAACATCATAGGAACGAACGTAGATGGAGAGAAGGTAGTTGTATTCAGGACCATTCCGGAAGGAAGCAACACGTTCTCTATGGAACGAAATAGATTCTATGAGGAATTTGTAGAGGTTTTTGATGACGATAAGGCGATTGAAGCCGTAAGACAATATTTTGAGAATAACAGGAATGATAGAGTGTAAGACGAAGATGGATTATATTACTATAGAAATGAGGTAAAACAACGATAAAACAATGGAAAAGATGGATGATAACACTAAAAATATCCTTTATCCAAAAGGATCTATTTTTCGCATATTGAAAGATGATATAATCAGTGCAGAATTTAAAATAGCCAAAGGAGCTATAGCGGAGGCAGTATCAGACATAGAAGTAAATGATAAATATGCTGAGGTTTGTTGTAATGGGGAGACGTTCGTCATAGAAACGGATATTATGGATATTATTCTATCCAAAGACCCCGTAGAAAATAAATCGGTGAAGAATGACATCATAGACGACAAACTACGATGGGATTTACTTCCTATGGAAGAGATTGAAGACATTGTAAGAGTCTATCATGCTGGCGCAAAGAAGTACGGACCTAACAATTGGCAGAATCTTGATAACGGCTTTGAACGGTATCGTGCTGCGGCTGCCAGACACCTAATGGAATACATGAAAGGAGAAAGAATAGATTCAGATACAGGAGCTTTTCATCTTGCACAATGTGCGTGGAACTGTATAGCTATGCTATGGTATGATAAGCACGGGAAAGGGTTAATACCATTAAATAAGGAGGAAAAGAAATGACAAAAGAACAAATGATTCAACTGTTAGACACAGAGCTTGATGCAATGAACAAACACAGAAGTAATATTGAAAGAATTAAAAAGGAATATTTCGATTCTGTTTATGGATTCAAGAAGGGGGATAAAGTGAACGTTCTTTACAAACGTTCGAAAGCACCTCTTGTTGGTTTCTTCAAGAGCGTTCAAATCATGAATACTGGAACAGTTATATTTACAATCCAGGAAGTTAATAAAGAAGGAAGACCTGGAAGAGGATCTTATTTGGTGTATGAAGGCGATTTAAGTGAAATCAAAAAAGTAGAATAACATGATCAGAGCAAGATTTTATATTAGAAAAGACGACTGCGATAACGATTACCGTCCGGTCAAATGGCCTATAAAATATCCATATTGGTGTAGTGCAGAATCCAGTAATTCATTTGTATTGGTGGCGTATGCTGAAGATGAAGACAGCATAAAAGAACTGTGGCCGGAGGCGTATGATATTAATGTCTTAGAGAAAGATACCGAAATTAGATTCACATTAAGATTCCCTAAGCCGGAATGGTATGAATTGTACGAAAGGGAATTAGAAGAATGTGATAGATTTATATGGGTTACGGATGCGTGCCTGAGAGACGGTATAATAAGAAAAGTAAAAGCTAAAATAGAAGAGTATGGTGGTCTTTTGTTAGCCGACATCCCTGATAGGTTCACTCCTTATGAAATAGGAAGGGATGCTTTTGAGAGCAAAGAAGAAGCTTTAAAACATGCAGAGGAACGGAGAGCGCACCTGATCGAATCTATTAAGAAACAATTGAATAAACTTGAAAATCTAAAATTTGAATGCGATGATTAATTACGCAGCAAAAGCCAGAAAAGCTTATTTGATAAATAATTTCGATAAGATTCTTAACAGTCTTAACACGCTTCATTCAACGGTTGAGACCATGACATTGTTCGTAAACGACCAGGCTTATAATTACATTCTTAAGCTAAAGGAGGTAATTAAAACCAGTCCTATGTATAAGCACAATATCAAGCGTCTTTTAAATGACATGGACAAAGAGATAAAGAGGTACAATGCTTCTATCTACTACATAAATAAAGAGCGTAGTGAGGTTATAGCTGATATAACACAAGCGATGGAAGATTGCCTCATGCCATACATAGACGACCTGGCCGGCGCTATAAGGGCAGCCGTGTGGTCGAAGGGCGTGTCCGAGGAGCGGACGGAGGTGGCGGTACTGTCCCTAATCGTATCCTCCTTGGCCACGACATCAGGCAGACTTATTTCAGGTGGATATCAGATCATGAAAGAAATGGGTGGTGGCTGGGGTGGTAATCCATTTACGTTTATGAGCATTGATAAAATAAGACACTTATCTACATCATTATCTGATGCTATTACCGGTGGAGAAATAGCTCTTGAAGAAAAAGAAGCCAATGACATAACTAAGGCAATGGATGTTTTTATTGAGAAAATGTCAGATTCAGATATCGTCGATAAAGTAATCAGCATACTTGAAGAGGCAGAATCTAAAAACAAGGAGGAAGTATCATGAATTACCAACTCGTATGTCCTAAGTGTGGTGCCAAGCACAATCCCAACTCTACACATTCAATGAATGCCTCAGATTTCATAGAAGGGGACATTAGGACCATTATGGAAGAACGTGGGTGGTGCTTTCAGTGCGCCTGCTGGCAGAATATATACAACGTACACAAAGACAATCCAGGATGGGTTAGAATCGATGGCGTAAGCTGGATTATCAAACCTATGGCAGCGATCGTACCAGGTGGATGGAATGCTCTTGGATGCGGAGGGAGAAAGATGTATATTAACATCGAGGGAAAGGGTATTGTTGTATCTAATAATACCTGGTGTCAGGGCTATGTTCCAAAAGTCTTTAAGGAACTGATGCCTGATAATGCTACTTGGGCTACGAAAGAGGAATTTGACAAAGCTTCTGTAATAGGACATATTATAGAAGGTGTTGGTTTAGTTTTCACAGATAGGGCAGGTCATGAAGTTAATGCTTAGAAACTTATTTCATGTTCTGCTTATACAAGAAAAGATGGTAACTACAACAATCCCCAACCATACAATAGGCGTACGGTTGGGGATTGTTGTCATATCGTAAAATTAAGTGTTTTTTCTAATATCAGATATTCAGTATGAACTTTACTTCCGCCATCATCTATCAAGTCCAAATTAATATAAGCTGTATATGATACATGATGATCACCAGGAGCAAGACGTTTCATTTCTGATAAGAACATAGAATTTAAACCTTGGCCGGACCATGATTCTGGATATGGCAAAGGTGTAAAGTCGGCATCTGTACATCTTATAGCCCAAGTAAGATTAGGATCTGCCCTAACTATTCTATCATGAGGTCCATCAATTACAAGATCTGGCATCTCATATTGGTAACTATCATAATTAAGGACAATAGGATCACCAAAGTTTACACCGTATATAGTAGCAGGTGGAGTAAAGCTTGTTATTAAAAAGGTTCTATAAATCCTATTGGTTGTTCTTAGTGTAAACTCATCAGGTGCTATCACACTTACTCTAAATCCATAATAAGGAGAGGTTGTTAAAGCAATAGTAAGAACCACCGAATCCTGTTCAAGCAATTCCTTTGTCGTATCAACCTGACTATCAATCTCTTGCCTATCTTCCATTGGAACACCTCCTCGAATATACACAGTATCCAACCGTTTTTTAGAAGATTGGTATATAAGCTCACCACCATCAGGGACGGTTCCGATAAGTTCATTGTTTACATAACACCCCCCCCTATGCAGTTGCTAACTATCTTATACTCATATAGTTTAGAATTATTTTCAAATCTTCGTCTCATAATTTTATAAAATTAATTCAGTAAAAGGACGGACATAATGCGAACTACCCCTTGAACCTGTACTCAAATGATCTCCTTGGATGTTTATATCATAATACCACGAATAGGTAAATTGTGTAGATTGAGTGGATGTCCACATTTTATTACTCATTATCGTACCTCCTACCATTAAAAGGCATTCGTTTATTTCATTAGCATACAATGATATCAAAAAAAACTCTCCGGCGCCACCTACATATCCATTTTGACCATTTTTAAATAAATAGCTATTAGCTTTATTAAAAGCGTAATTTCCATTACTGGTATCATATTCAAGATACGCATTCTGATTTTCACGCCCCCAATAATCCCTTTTAACGGTTTCCATATAAGAACTATTTTGTGCAAATGCATTGTCTATTTTTCCATCCTTACCCCAACTAAATGTGCCAATATATTCGGTGGCTATAACAAAACACACTTTATCTACAAGAGCTATTCCATTACATAGATCATTGGAATATCCTTTATTAGACCAATTTTCTTTTGTATATAATCCTCCATCTACATGTTGGATGTATATGCCTTTATTGATTATAAGCGAGGGATTTACCCCCCCCCATCCCTATTTGAAATCTTCGTCTCATGATTTTTTGTTTGCAAGATAGCAATAATTGACAACATAAAAGAAACCGGTTCCCTATCATCTCTGACTGAGAACCGGTAAGAAAACAATTTCAAAAAAAATTAAACCTACATAATCTTTCAAGTAAGAACAAAAAACGTACAATCTACTCTTTGACGATGCTAATATAGCATATTGGAATCATACAAAAACAATGCAAGTCCGATATTCTTCGTCTACTTGTAGCTAACATCATCGTCCCCTTCCGAATCAGGAGTAGCGCCGATGAAGAACATCATTGACTTGTTGTTCGTCTGCTGCCACCAATTATAGGCGCGCGCTACGTCTTCCGGCGTCTTGATATTATACCATTGTTTGATAAACGTCTGTTTGGCGAGTTGCCTAAATAACTTAGACTCTCCCTTGTATGTACCGGATGTTACTTTATCAAGTGAATAATTCCTAAGATCGGTAAGATCCTTCAGTTTTCGCCCCATAACAAACGGATCGTTAATGATATCTACCACATTAAGCTCCATAATAAACGGCATCTGTGAAGCTATTTCATTTATGGTTCTGAATCCGACGTAGGATCCGAATTGAGTAAGCCAACTTTCTTCGTTTTCATCATCATCACGCCATCCGGCAAGAAGCATAGATACGGCTTGCATGATAAGAAACGTGCCGGCATAGACACTGAGGCGTTTGAGATTAGTTTTTTCTACCTCATTCATATTGTCTTTATTTTCGTTCCAGGCATCTATGATGTTTTTCATACCAGACTCGGAAGCCAGGCTAAATGTTTTGGCTATCATATTCTTTAACGTAATTGACAACCCTTCCTCTTCTTGCATTGTCTGGAAATTGAAGCCACGTCTTTTCCACAGACGTTGAGCCGCCAGCACCAACCATCCTCGGTGGGCGGTCATGAACCTGGCTATCCAGTTGCGCGATGCGGCAGTTCGGTTTTCTTCATTCAAAGATCCGTTACATATCTGCGACAAGCTACGGACTTGATTCCTGGTTATAGCCATCTGGGTTTCAACTTCCTCAACAGTAACACCTGATCCGGGCTTTACAACCACCTTCCCATCCACGACGTCTACCATACTCCATAAAGTACGATCTTTTAATGCGTTCCATTCTCTTTTTATGGTACTCTGTTCTTTATTACGTTCTTTTTCCATCTTGAAATCTTGGAACGTGTAGAACCGACCTTTGTAATAACGAACATTGTCCATAGTAGCAATCATAACCTGCGGATCAAGAGGGTAGTTCAGGATTTCCATAAAAGCATACATAGGCGAACGCATTAAGGTCCTGGCCGCTCTATTGTATCCGGCACCATACATACGATTTCGGATATTGAATATCCCCATTCTCTCACCTATGACATATAATTTGCTTTTCCTATCTATGTCTCCGGTTTCTGCTATACAAGATGGAGCAAGGCGTGAAAATTCAGCCGATGCGTATTTAAGGGAGTCTTTGCTTATATACTGTCCTACGGCAGATTCCATGATGAGGTTGATATGACCTGTTAAGGCGCCGGTAGCTGCCACAAATGGAGACAGTGCCAAGTTCATGACCGACATAAATCTTTCAACAGCCATCATAATTCTTGTAAGGTCTACCGTATATCCTCCGATGTTCACCGTAAGTTTTTTGGTGTTCATCCTAATGCCATAATAATGATCGTTGAAGAAGTCCCTGAACATCTGATATGCTTGGGTTGCTTCAGCTTTCTTCCCGCCTTCAAATTGCTTATTCAGCAACATCTGTTCCAGTCCTTGGGCAAGCTCTATAGACTTCTGCTTTTCATTGTATAACGATGACTGCATCATAAGCATCGAATAAGAGTAGCCAAAATCGTGAGATACATCATCTTGGTTCTCCAATTCATATATGTAGTATTTAGGTATGGACCGAACCCTATCTTCCGGATCATATACCTCACCCTGGCGTGTTTTACCATACAGGGAGTCATCTACGCGGTCAAGACATAAGTCGGATACGAAGTTCCTGACCGTACTTTTAAGGTTAATACCCAATCCTTCTATACGTTCTATATCTTGTTTTGATATCTGTGGAATAGCATACAGGTTCGGGCTCTGCTCTTTGTATAGATCAAGTGATTGTCTTTTTATTTCCTTGAGTTTTTGAATCATATTCCACTGATCTACGTTTTTAGTAGCAACTTCATTACCGTCAGCATCATACTTGATACCAAAGTCATTGAAATACGATTCGTCACGATACAGGCTTTTCTTAGGCATGCGATGACCATACCCATGATCTTTTACATAATCAGGATTACGGCCGCTATTTTCGGCTTCAGATTCAGCCACCCATGCCCTTGCAGGGTCGAAAGAAAGGTACGATATGTCCATGCCATAATCTTGGGTGGATGTACCGTTTTGTACGTCCTTAACCATCTGCGCCACATCTATCTCACCTCGACCGATTTTGTCGATCATGGCCGCATATCCGGTAGGCGCCATGCGTTTATAGTACGAAAAGACCTGGCTCCTGGCAAATTCATTAACAATAGCATTGGTCTCTTCTATGCCCTCTTCTCTTGTATTATTTAAAAACAAGCTGGCCATCTTAGCATTAACAGCATTCCTGAAATCTCTACCGTCTAATTCTTTGCTTATACCAAGCTTTTCTGACAGGTAGTTGGTTTCAGATACGGTAAACAGATATCGGTTATCAGCAGCCTTAAATAGCTTATCCCTTAAAGCCTGAATCCTTTTTGCTTTCTTCGCCGTAGTATGACGTTGTACGAACTTCCATTCCACTTCCTTAGAGTCAGCAAGAGCATTTAAATAAGACTGATTGACTTCGTTTTCAGCCTTACTGCTTTTAGTAAGGTATTTATCAATATCTTCAAGACCCACCATCTTAGCATAATCTATCAAAATAGCGTAATCGGCTTCAATAGCTTCGGATGCAGCCCTAAAAGCATCTCTTTCAGATGAGGTAAATGTCGCTTCATTGATTTCTCCGATGTCAGCCACGTCACGGTTGTTGCCGATTATTTCCTTGATAATGGCCTTATTTTTTTCTATATCTTTTACAATGGAATCCACGTCAGTCGCATCTCTATCACTTGTCGTAGAACTAATGATGTCTTGTGCCATTTTGAGATACGAAGCCTTGTTATTTGATTCGGTACGTGCCGACTGTTCCGATTCTATGTCATTCCAAAACCGATCGTTAAATGACAGGTGCCCTCCCAACATAAGTGTCTTCAGCGCAGCTTCTCCTCCCGACTCGCTCTGAATCGTTCTTAATTTTTGCAAAAACGATTCTGATACGGCATTGGTAACATTATTTGATTCCTTTCTCCAAACTTCATTTATAGCTTGTATTTCTTTAGCCATCTTAAGTTGGTCGCCGGTTTTTTCCACTCTCCTGGTTCCTACATATATGTATTCTGAAGCTGCTTCCTTACGTTGTTTACGAAGCAGTCCTTCTTCTTCGTAATTGCTGCTTTTAAAATAGGCAACCTCATCAAAATTACCACCGCTATCAATAAAAGGCTGCCTCAATATCCGTTTTTGCCTGGATAGAGCATTAAGATACTCTTTAGTTGTTTGAGAAACCGGATGCCCTAATTCTTCTTCGGCCTTTTTGTATATGGATTCCATTCTTGTGGCATAACTTTCACTAAATTCCAATTCTGAATTTTCAGCATCCCACTTTTCCATCTGCTCCGTATAGATCTTTTCCTGCTCGATGGTAAAAATATCGGTATTAACCCTATCGGACGATGGTTTGAATTTAGCGTTTTCAGTAACCGTATTTCCATCCTTGTCAACTACTTCTCTTTTAAATACGTAATTACGGTTATTGTCAACCACATCATTTATTTCTTCTTCTGATATCTCTATGTTCATGGCAGTCGCAAACGCTCGCATCTGCGCCAGCTTCTTATTACGATCGTATTTAGCCATATCAAGAGCACTACGAAGGTAATTAGAAGTTTTGCCATCTACTTTCTGAAGCAGTTTTTCAAATTCAGATTTGTTAAAACCATGCTTTTTAGCATATGCCAGGAAGTCGGATATGGCGGGCTGGGCATTCACCATCGCATTGTAATTGTCTTTTGCAATCATAGCTCCAAGAGCGTTATTGAACGGACTGGAAGAATGCTCTAATATACCGAACCACCTACTTATCCAAGAAACATCGTGTTGAACCTTGTCAAAAAATTCTTTTACTCTCTTTACCTTATCTGCCGGCACATGAAGTTCGTTCATTAACTTATCAAGCAACGTACTTTCATCAAGGTCTTGTACTGATTTAATATCAGACTGAATACCATTGATGTCGGCAATGACGGTATTGATCCTATTTGTATAATCCTGCTTTTCACGTTCATCAAATTCGGTACTTCTGTTACGGATATATCCTCGAAGATCGTTCATGATCGGAAGAACCTGATTGTTGATAATATCTACGTTCTTTCGATCATTGGTATTGAAGTGAAGCTTACCGTCTTTGGTATCACCATGAAGGATGGTGTTTACCACATTACTTAAGTATCTGACCTGAGCTTCGGCTGTAGAGATCATGCTATTCATGGCAGCCGCCATCTCATTCTTGTCTATTTCGGTCTCTACCTTATTTATCTTATCTTCTATAGTCTTAAGCTGAGCAAGGGTCATAGACGTAGTTACAGCCCTATCAGAGCTTATCTGACGCAAGTCTCTTAAGGTTTTTCTCAATGCCCGGATCTTAGACTCAAGAAACTTGTTCTTGTTCATAGAAGAAAGGGAGTATAATGTAAAGTCATTATCCTTTAACAGAGAGGTGTCAAATCCTTTATCTATGTCAGTAATGGCAAGATCACGAATGCTTTTAATAACGTTATTCAAATCTTGTCTTTGGGTTGATAAAGCTGATTTAAGCCAGCTTACGATTCCAGAGAGAAGCTGCCGGACGCGCCCCAGGAAGGAGGTGGGCTCTACCGGCGCCTGTGCTGTGCCGGTCTGCATCTCCCTGGCGAGGATCTTTCCAAGAATTTCTCTCCTAACGGCATTATCAAGCTCAGATCCTTCATATACCTTACCGTATGTATTATAATACTGACCTGCATACTGGTTCCACTCTTCCGTACCTTCTACATCTTGCAGAACAGCCTCAACAGCATTCTGATCTCTGTATGCCTCTACAAGGAAGTGGGATGTTTCTTCTACTAAATCAGATAAAGTAGCATCTTCACCAACTGCTATTACGTTATTGGCAATATCCGCCAATGCCTTAGCAGAAGGTTCATGCCCGTATTTGGTTTGGTACTTCTCTATATAATCGGTCATACCTATGACACTAACGCCAAGCGTTTTCAGTATCTCGACAATAGAATTTCGTTGGTCACGTTCCTGCCTGCTATAATCCGATACGATCTTAGCTTTAGTATCAGCATAAAGATCGTTGTCTTCTAATATGAATGAAACTACAAGCGCATCAAAATGATCGTACTTAGCATCCAATTCATTGTATCTTCCTGACTTAAGATCGTTCTTTATCTGCTCTTTGCTAACCCTTTCCGTTCCTCCGGTGGCGAGCCTCATAGTTACCTTACTATTATCCAACGAGCTTATGGTTATCATACCTTGGTCGTTCATGGAAACATCGGAACCAAAATGATTACGGAGCTCGGTGTAGGATAAGGATGAATTGAAAAGTCTAATTTGTCCTGTATGTCCTTCTCCTGTAAGATAATAGCTTCTTGTTTCAGGATCTAATATCTTAGATCCGGACAAAAGACCTTTCTTTATAAGGTAGTTAATTATACCACCTTTTGTTGATAAAGAAGTAGAAGCAGACGCGGTCATGACCGGTATAAAAGACTTGGGATTATTAAGAACATACTTTCCAGCCTTGTATGTAATGTCTGCCACGCCATCCACGGTAGATTCTTGAACGGTGCCGGATAAGAATCCTATTCTAATATCATTCCCACCAGAACGAAGAGCTTCTCCGTAATCTTCAAATAATTGACTACGATCGTTCATAAAAAACAAACGAGGCTCTCCGGTCTGATACGTTACACCCACAGGATTAGGATCTGCCTCCGGTAGCTCTTCTGGGCTAAATATCTTAAGACCGTCTTTTATAACCATATAATTAGCATCCTTATCCTGTACCATAGATACGGGAGTGAAGTCCGAAGATATAGCATCTTGTAGATACTGACCGGCGTCTATTCCAGGTCCTTCCAGCACGGAAATGCTTGACGGAACCATAGCATCCACCAACATAATATTATCACCCAGATCTTGGCTGTAGAATCCAAAGCCCGATTCTTGGATTTCATAAGGTGCATCTGATTTTGACACAAGAACAGGGTTACTCATCTTAGACGCCTTATCCAGCACCCTTTCTCTATAGGATTCCGGAATAAGGCCGATGTTGGATTTTACCTTATTATAAGCCTGTTTATTAACAGGTACATTCCTTCTCCAGTCACCAAAAGCCTTTAAGAACTTATTAGAAAATACGGTTTTAAAAACAGTAGTAGCCCGTTCCCTATTCTCCATAAGAGGAATAGATGCTATTTTATCAAACAACATAGACCTGTCCCCTGATCTGGTAGAGACAGAAACAACTTTCTTTTTATTATCTCTTTTAATAATACACGTTGATGTCATAGTAAAACATTTTTGTTATAAGACAAAGGTAGTTAAAAATCAAGCATATCATAAAAAATTAAGCCACCTAACTTCTCAGTCTGATGGCTTAAAAATAATATGAAAAAAAAATTATAATCTGACGAAAAATCGTCAAGTTCAGCTTATATGTAATGCATGTACCCATCTCGGTGTATAAACCTTCCCGATTCAAAGCGCTCAATATCTTCAGGGCAAATAGGGCCCGAATCCTCTCTCCTGGCTTCAAACCAAAGCCCCGGCTTACGAAGTCGGCAAGTTATGATATAATTGAAGCAATTGTGCGTAAAATGGAAAACAGATCCTACAGGGAAATACCTATCAGCTTGAAATACGATTCTTTTTCGTTTAGTATCAAACGTGATATCTCCTACTATCTTAGCCACGTAATAGCTTCTGCCATTTAACGTTTCATCTGTTTGTGGTATCCAATAATAACCTCTTGCCATGCCACAAATATATAAAAAAAAGTCGGACAAGACACATGTCCGACTTTATATTACTTTGATTCGTTTTCAAACCGCTTTATAAGAGAAGCAATATCATCACCACAAATAAACATCATTCGACGTTCTTCAAGTCCATACACGATCCGATAACTTCAGATTACGATGTATGTATCCACATCCGCACATCTTAGAACTCGGCTCGAATCTTCCGATCCGAATTAAATTAACACCGCGCCAATCTGATTTATATTGCAACATCTTGAAAAATTCGTTCCACGATGCAGAAGCAATACCCTTAGAAAGGCAATGATTTTTTAACATGCCCCCTACATTAAGATCTTCGATGATAATAGTTTGGTTCTCACTTACTATCTTCTTACTAACCTTATGTAAGAAATTTTGTCTACGGTTTCGAATCCGTTCATGACAAACAGCAACATCATGTTTTGCCTTCTTCCATCTATTGCTTCCCTTCTTTTTACGAGACATTCTTCTTTGCAAGCATCCTAATCTTTTCTGCGCAGATTCCAAATACTTCGGATTACTAAAAACCTGCCCATTGGAAAGAACAGCAAAATCCTTGATCCCTACATCAATTCCCACTGCCGTATCGGGATCTATAACAAATTTGCCAGGATTAGGGATCCCGTCATCTACTAAAATACTTGCATAGAACTTACCGGTTGATGATTTGGATATCGTTATCGTACCAATCTTTCCTTCAAAAGACCGATTGGCAAAAAAAACTTTACCCAACCAATGATAGGAATCTTAACTCTGTTGTTTTCAAAATCAAACTTAACAGAATTGACATTCTTAAAAACGTTCTTGCCCCTATGTTTGGATTTGAATTTTGGGAAACCGGTATGCTCTCTAAAGAATTTGGTGAAAGCACTATCCATACAGCGGATAGATTGTTGTAAGCACTCATTAGATACTTCATTTAGCCAAAGATGATCATTATCTTTTTTTGAGTAACGTTAGCTGCTTACATAAATCAACCGCTGACATAGATCGTTTTTCACCCTGATAAGTTTTAATTTTAAGATCAAGAGCCCAATTATAGACATACCTACAACAGCCAAATGTTTTCTCCATTTGGACAATCTGCTCAGGTGTAGGATCTAACCTATATTTGTAACCTTTGATCATGATCTTATCAGTTTTATGATACAAACTCATGTTATTAAAGTAATATACATACTATTTTACTTTATGTTTTACAACATGATTAGTGTAAAATTGTATATAATTACCTATTTTAATTTATTTTGCTAAAACATTCATATAACATGGCACATCTACCACATCTCTTCTACGAAGTCCCTTATCAAAATAGGAAACCATATAAGTGTTTTTACCTTCGTGATCAGGTCTGGGATCAAAGCATTCAAAAACGAATCTTGTTCTACCTTCAAGATGACCAAACATGAAAACAAATTCGCCACCGTATCTTTTACTGGCTAATTCTTCTACGGTCATAACCTATCTCCTCCCAATCCTGAATTGATACTCACATACTTAACACGGACACCATTTCCACGTCCAAGCTGACCCCAGCCGGGCGATGGCGTTCCCTTAGCCGGAGCAGGGACAGCCCTAAGCCGAGGCCAGTCCTGATTTTGCCTCATGGCTTCAGCCTCTTTGTAATACCGGTTACACAGTTCTTGATCTTCGTAACCAACGTAATCTTCCTTATTTTCCATATAGAATACTTTTTCAACAAAAGTACGACATTCATGAATTAATTAGATTTAAAATAAAACAATATGAATTAAAATAAAAACCCGATACGTTAAAATCGCATCGGGCCTGGTATTGAAAAAAAATAGGTTCAGATCTTGGGTAAAGATTCGAGCCAATTTTTAACATATTTAGGTAATTATATACAACTTTACACCACAAATACGCCAATTTGTTTTCATATATAAATAATAATTTCTGTATTTGTGTCATGAGATTAGTCGAACAACATACGATCAAACCAAGTTCTGTTTATTACAATGAACTTTATGATCTATTGCATAAGTGTAAAAACTTATACAATAAAGGGTTATATGTTGTTAGACAGTATTATTTTCAATACAAGGATGATAATACTGTAAAGTATAAGTACCTAAACTACTATTCTCTTGAAAAGAAACTAAAAACAGAAAATGACGTTGACTATCGTGCTTTACCAGCACCGGTTGCTCAACAAGTGTTGATGATGGTTGATAGAAACTTTAAATCTTTCTTCAATCTCTTTAATAAAAAGAATAGAGGTGAGTATTCTGAGGAAGTAAGAATGCCAAGGTATCTCAACAAGGGTGGTTTGTTTCCTGCTGTTTTTGCAACAAATGCTTTTTCTCAAAAATGGATAAAACAAGGCATTGTTAAGTTACCAAAACAGTTTTCCTTTACAACAAGAACTAACAAGCAAAATATTCAACAACTTAGATTCATTCCTAAGAATGGGTATATTGTTCTTGAAATAGTTTACAATAAGAAGGAAAAGAATCTTATGTTAGATAATGGAAACTATCTTGGTATCGACATAGGATTGGATAATTTAGCATCTTGTGTTTCAAACACCGGTTCTTGTTTTATCATCAATGGTAGGCCACTAAAGTCTATTAACCAATATTATAACAAAAGGTTAGCATTCTTAAAATCTAAGTTAAAAGACAATAAACAGATTTCAAAACAAATAAGGTCATTAACCGACAAAAGGAATAACAAGATCAAAGACTATCTGCATAAAGCAAGTAGAATATTGGTTAATCATGTAGTTTCCAATGGTATTAATACGATCATAATCGGTCATAACAAGTGCTGGAAACAAGAGATCAATATTGGAAAGCGTAATAATCAGAACTTTGTATCTATTCCTTTTAATTCGTTTATCAGTATGATATCGTATAAAGCTACATTAGAAGGTATTAATGTTAAGATCGTTGAAGAATCTTATACTTCAAAATGTAGCTTTTTAGATAATGAACGGATTTGCAAACATGAATCTTACAAAGGAAGAAGGATTAAACGAGGATTGTTTAAAACCTCGTTTGGTAAGATCATTAATGCTGATATCAATGGTGCTTTTAACATCATTAGAAAATCAGAAAAAGAATCCTTTGATGTAACGATGTTACCAGAAGGTAGAGGGTTTTGGTGTAACCCGGTACGAATTTCCGTATAAATGTGTATTACTTTACACTTTTGGTGTAAAGTGGTATATAATCACCTTCTCCTGTTTTACGAATAGAAGGAAGAACCTCAGATGTTACCCATTTCTTAAATTTCTTTGCTGAATCAAGCTTAGATGATAATATCAAGCTATAAACACCTGACTCGTTGATTATCATTACTTTAGAATTATTTATTCTGCTTTTCCCATTTTGGGTAAAGCGCTCTAAATCAGTGAGTAATATCCTGTCGATATCTTCTTCATCAACATGAGCAGAAACAGCTTTAGAAGCATTTGAATAACCAAGGGCTGATGCTATATCACTACCCACGAACCAAGGCTGATCGTTTATAACCATGACACGAATTTCTCCAAAATCTGAACTTTCAAAAACAGAAACTTTATCCATAAAAAAAAATAGGCCCAAAAGAGAATGTCAGATCCCACTATGACAAACCCTAATGAGCCAAAAATATCTTTCAACATCAAACAACCAGAGGTGGGATCTCGTTGTTCATTGTTTCTGGAACAAAGATAGGAACAGGATCTTAAATAGCAAATATTTTAATACTTTTTAAAACAAACCAGGGCCCGCATCACTGCGAGTCCTGATCTCTAAACTAATACCATGAAAAACTTAAATCTAAAAACTAAAGAACACACAAATGTATGAAAATGTATGCTTTTCACAAAGAATCCGTATCCTGTTCTTTGGTATGGTTAAGTACATGGGATATAGTTCTGATACTTAATCCGGTTTGATTTTGTATCAGATTATAAATATAGGATTTTGAAACTACAGTTCTTAATTGACCTAAATCATTCATAATGTTTTTATACATAAGATGAATGCTGTTGTTACGTTTGATGGTACTGATTCTCATTTCCTACTGTTATTAGTTACGTTCGGTTCTTACTTTTTCCTTATTTCCATAATCCCTTCCTGAAACTAATATTGCAAACTTAACAAAAATAATTCATAAACAATGAAAATCTAACTTTTCTTGTATGTTATTGATATACGTGCATATGCAAGAAAAGTGAGACTTTCACAAGCCTCACTTCCCAAATTATAACTATGAAAAAACTATATATATATATACAAAAATTACCTGCATTCCAATTTGTTAAGATCATCCAATTCAGACTTGCTTACGGTCATGTCTTGCGTCAAGCCAGATCTGTTTTGGTATGGAGCGTAATCAGTTTCTACCGTCTTAGCCTTCTGAGTAGAATCGTATTTCACCTCCGATTCGGTTCCTGTCAGATTTTGGTAGATAGAGCCGGAACTACTCTCGCTTACTTTAGACCATATCTTATTACCTACTCTTATAAAATTATCATAAATACCTTCTGCTGTTATAACACCATCTTGCTCTACGATATTAGAACCCGATTTTTCTTTTAACAAATACGGGTGCCTGGTGTAAAAATAGTGTTCAAAATCATTCCCAGCATACGAAGGGTCATACCTCTCCAAATAAAACAATTCTGATAAAGAAGGGTCGGTACTGGTCATGCTATAATCAAACAACATCAACCTGTCTTTTCCAGATAAAGATAATTCTATTGATTTCAAAATATCAGGATCATCAGAAATAAGACCCAAAGATGGACCAGGTTTGAAGTCAAGATACTTATAGGCATTATCATATAATTTTGTTTTATGGAGTTTGTTGTCAAGGTAAGATTGGTATAAATCGAATAAGGATAATGGGTTTTCGCTATCTTGTTTTTTGTTCATGTATCGACTATACTCCCGATCCACATCCACGTAAGGAACGTCAAGTACCGCCGGGTGTCCAAACGCCATCCTGGTCATTATCATGTCCTCCGTGTTCTGAGAATCCATGAACGATCTGACGTATTTTTTAATGGAATCCATGAGCGTATTATTATCTACGTTCCGTACTTTCTCTTTATCCAAAACGCCGTTCTTAAAACAAGATTCAGGATATATTTTAGTAGAAAAATGAGTTAGGTTGTGCTTGGCTAACACTGTTGATATTTGATACATCTCGTTAATATCATCTTTGCTGATCCTTTGATATAGATTATCTCCTACCTTAAGCAATGAATGTTTCTCAAATGCCTCTACTGGGTCTATATCGGATTCAGAATAAACGATATTCAAATTATCCATATACTCCGGTAATAATCCAAAATAATAATCTGTGCTATCACCAAGAACATCATCTATAGAAGATGCCAGCGTTGGAGCATAATTTACATCATTATGCCTGGCCACATAAATATCAAGATCCAGCATCAAATTATCTATCTTATTCAAAGATTCTTCTGTGCCATCATAAGTTTCCGATGTCCCTATTATATCTATGCCAAACCACGTACAAGCCTCTTCTATATCCCATATCATGCTTCTTAAATCGGATTCGGTGTCGGCATTAGCCCTATGTAAATAAGCTGATATACGAGCTCTTAGGAACTCTATTTTGCCGGAATTGTAATAAGACAGATCTTGTAACTTAGACAAGGATCTTCTCTTGCCTTCTACCACATCATCCCCTTCTATGTTTATTACCGGAATCTTATTCGTAGATGAGAACTCATCAAACATAGATTCGGCAAATTCTTTATCAGAAACGAATTTCTCAACCAGTTCAGGATAGGAATTTCTCAACGATTCAAAAGCAGATGAAAATTCAGAAAAGTTTTTTATGCCGGCTACTGTTTTACGCATAGCATAATAAAGCTCAGAAGGATTATATGGTACCTTTTTACCAAATTGGTTAAACACTCCCTCCTTGTAAACAATAGGACCATACTGATAGTCAATAGACATAAAATAATTATCTTTTTCCCTATCATGTTCGTTAATAGAAGAATCTATTAACTTTCTCATGGAAGTCAAAACCTCGTTTAAAACAGAAGGATCGGATAAAATACGACTTATCTCTGTTTCATCATACAAACCGGATCTCCTTAATTTCTGCTCATTCAGTATCAAACTGCCATCTACATAAAAATCGAAGAGAATAGCATTAGACAATGAAGACGCATTGAAAAAATAATGAGTAGACAAAAGGAAATCCCTTACATCCTTAATGTCCTGAGCCGTTAAAGGATCAGCAAAATAAGTCTGACGCTTCATATACGACAGCACGTCTTCTAAAAGAGGTTCGCCATTGGGATCGGTATTAAATATCTCCCCTGGAGCCGGATTATTCCAATGACCGTAATACGACAAAAAACCAGGAGTGTAAGCCTTAGCCCATACCTGAAGAGCCCGCTCGCTGTTTCCTAATACTTTTAAAGCACTTTCGTAAAGAACGGAAGGCTCCCCGTTAGGAGCCTTAACCCGTTTTATTTCATTTTCCTTTTTTTCTATCTGACATTTGACACCCATAGTGATAAATATTTTAGACAAAAATAGTATAAAAATAGAAATTATGAAACTTCTATTTCATAATGCGAAGCCTCTGTCTCAACTATCAATCTTCCCTCTCCTTCGAACTCAACGCTATCATTTCCTGGACCAGTAACAAAAGGGAAATCAGATACGGATGTTACATAATCTCCAGAACCACCGGAGAAAGACTGACTTTTACTTTGTTTGTAATTGATAGTCAATTGTGTTTTACCTATCTGAAGAGTTCCAGATAAATTTTTAGTATAAGTAGTGGTAGTTGTAATATCCCCATTTTTATAACAATACATTATAAAGGTGGTAACCGGACTCTTTTTTATATTACTATCCGGACCTGCATGATAAGATTCATTTCCTCCAAATATGCTATAAATGTGACAATAAGGACCGACTCTTTTACTTGAGGTTTTAGCCTTATCCTCGACTCCTTTCAAAGATATAGTAACCTTACTCTTGTATTCAATATCCTTCCAATTACAGACTCCTTCACTTACGTTTCCAACAAACCTGTCATCAACATAAACCTCTATATTCCCCTGCTGATTGGTCTTCAACTGATACTGAACAAGATTTGAAACATTTTCGTATCTCCTTCTCATACTCAACACTCCTTATTTAACTCATTTATCGAATCCGAATTATCAGAACCTTCTACGAGATTCTTATTCCTATCTATCTCTTCCTGGCTCATATTACTCATCATATTTTGTATTTTTCTACCAGATTGAGATAAAGAGCGGATGAATGCACTGGAACTTATCTTAACTCCAAGATCCGGTTTTGCCCTAAACGCTTCACCGGTACTGATATTATACAAATCATACACACCTGAGTTCATATAGAATTTATATATCCAGTTTCCACCAGCTTTTTTGTACCCTAATTTGGTTAACTCGACTACACTCATACCAAATTTAATGCCATTACGACCCATTATCTTCTCTGGTATAGGTTCTACCTTAGCCGGAACAGATGTATATGCTTCATCACCGCCGTACAGGAAATAAGGGGTTGTCACCCTTGATATGTGAGTAAGCGGTTCTTCGGATATACGAGGTTCGTCTTTTTCTATTTCTCCTTTTGTAGATCCAGGTAATTCGACATTTCCTTCAACTTCGACATTTGTTCTGGATTGTCCTTTGCCTTCTCCATCTCCCTTTTTATCGCCATCTTCCTCAGTGCGTACTGCACCGCCTTCTGCACTTCCTTCTTTTCCATCATTTAAAATATTATCTGATTCTGACTCTATAGACTCCACGACAGCATCATACTCTGGTATGCCGCTAAGGAAATCTGCTACGTTATTCAAAAACTCTATTTTTTCCTCGTTTGTCATATCAAGGCTTTCCACGGGCTCCCATATGGCAGGCAAGTTGTTTGATTTTATTGCAGTAGAAACATCTTCTACAGTTTTATTATCCACCGTAGGCAAAACTTTAGAAACCAAACTATTGATATCAGATTCCATTTTTTCTACTTCCTCTTTTGTGCCATATTCTTTTAGGGTATCCATGCCATTGACTCTAAGAGAATAATTCAAAGCCTTGCTCGGAACAAAATTAATATATTTCAAAAAGTTTTTCAACTCTGATATAATTTGTTCGTCAGATCTTGGCCCAACATAATCAACCACCACCTGATCTGTTTGAGAACGAAGCCAAGAAACGTATTCTTCTAAAGTCTTACCACCTTTACTGGAAGGAGTGGATATTTTATCACCTACTGTTCCTTTAGGTTCTAATCCCATTTCCTCCTTAAGGCTTTTAGGATTACCTCTCTCACGAAGAAACCTCAAATCACCTCCTACAATCTTCCTTGCTATAAAATCAAAAATATTAGCATAAGACGGCAATCCTTCTTTTTCTATATGAGATTCTATTTCGTTTAACATAAGAGAGAAGTTTTTCCTGGAGGTACGCTTCTTGCCAGGTAAAGACCGCGCAGCTTGTGCCGCAGGAGTCGGCTGAGCTAATGGCGCCGGCTGAGTCTCCCGGACAGCCCCTTCCTCTGGCATTTCCTCTTCATAAACATCCACGTCTTCTTTAGAAGTAACGGTCTTACCCTCATCAGAGAAAGGAAGATCATCCTCTATAAGTGATTTAGGTCTGGAAGATGATTTACCAAACTGAATCCTGATCTTAGGAGCAACAAACATCTCACCTTCGAAATCTATTCCAGATTCTACTTCAGACGTCACAATGTCTTTCACACTCCTACTTCCATCTTCTACCCACTTAACAACATCAGGAACTGTAGATAATTCTTCTATAGCCTCACGAGCTTTTCTAAGACCTGAAATAGGATTCAAATACGATACTTGATACGAAGCCGGATCAAGACCTAACTTGGTTAGATACGCATTAAGATCTTGTATATCATCTTGACCCATCTGTAGCAATTCAGAATCACCGGATTCAAGCAGCATATCTATAAAAGACATCCATTTCCGCCCTTCCTCTGATTCCACAGAACGTAGGCTAACTGGGAAAAGATAATTAAGACCGTTTTTACCTTTGATGACAACTACCGGAACTCTTACATTTTTGTAATTATTCCCCTTGTCATTTAATATAGAATAAGCAAATGGGAAGCCTGTGTATTTAGATCCGTTCTTAAGCACGACTTTGCCATTTAATACATATCCGACATCAGATACTTTTTCAGCACCTTTTTCGGTAATAGGGAGATTTTCTACCTGGCCATATCCTTGACCGTTCACCTTCATGTTAAACACCGGTCTTCCGGGAAGGGTCTGGGCAACAACATGCGTGCCGACGCCGATGGTAGCCGACCGGCCGGCGTCCTTCTTCCACTTGTTGAAAGCCGTTCTTCTTATCTTACTTATACCATCTATGCCTCCTGTATCAGCTTTTACAACAGAAACGAATCTGTTCCCACTCATGACCTTGATAACCATATTGGATACCAGTTTATTCTCAGCAGATTCTATTCTTTTTTTATCGCCGGACTGAACAGCGTCATTGTATTCGGCAAAAAGAGACTGATTATAGGTATCATTTACATCTATTTCGAGATTAACCTTATCTCCTTTTTTCAAAGAAGATAATGCTTCCTGATCTATTTTATCTACCTCATTCTCTCCGAATCCGACACCTGTTCTGTACGGAACCAATTCATCTGAATCAAGACGCTTATAAACCAAAGAATAGGAATTACCCACGTCCTGAATAGACACGTCTGTGTAACGGTTAAGAACACGAGCCGATTCTTTGTCTATAGACCATCTCGCATGATAAGGCAATTCAATTATAGTAGCCGTTTCTCCACCTATATTAAGAGAATACCTTTTAGTGCCATTAGCGTTCGTTTCAGAGCTTATTTGAATAGGAACCAATGATTTTATAGAAGATATAAATTTATCGGCTCTAAGACCTGCAATTTCATACCTTTCATTGCCGTCGTTGGAGATTCTTCTTACCATCAACGTCTCTGGATTCTGGGCGCTATCTATATTGGCTCCCGGCGTATTATCAGATTCGTCTAATTCATTTACAAGAGAATCTATATTAGCATCATCCTCCCCGAAATTACTTAACGTAGATTCGGAAATACGACCTTTATCAATAATCCTGTTTTGTTCGATATAAGGAAGGAGGTCAGTGATATTTCCAACCTGGCCAAGATCTTCTATGGTAAATACCGAATCGGCAAGCTTATCTTCGTCAACCTTCTCCCCTTTATCCCGCCTGTTCATTATATCAACATACGAAGAAATAGCATCATCAAGCTCCTTTCTTTGATCTGGCTCCAAATTAGACTTGGCCATATCAATAATGACCCTATTATCATCATACACAGATCGAGGTTCAGTAAGTCTCTTAACTTTATCTGATAAATCTTTTATCATCTTAGCCGGACTGTCTCCAAGAAATGATATGTAATCATCAATATCCTGCTTGTATTTATCATATATCTCCTTCTCTCTTGGAGATAAAAGATCTTGATTACCTGTATATATCTTGTCTACTATACGTTCTCTAACCTCTATAGGTGCAGACGAAAGATCTTCCATGGCCAACTCATAATCAAAATCAGACAATATATCCTCTTTCGGTTTCTGAGTTATACCATCATTTAAATGACCAAATACTTTCATTGTAAATGCCTCATCTGAATCTATTTCACCATTATTCAGGAGTTCATTTATTTTTTCATCTAAACTGATATTGTCTCCTTCCTGGTTCTGATAAAAACGATCACTTTCTATAGGCTTGGTATCGGATGACACCATATCATTTAAGAACTTAGAGAATAAAGAAAAATCGTGTCTCATAAATTTCTTATCCTGCATGGAGTTCATGAATGACCGTAGAACCTTATATTGGGTAATAGCTTGCTGGTATTTTACCACCATCTTTCTTAAATCCTCTGCTTCTTTCTTCCCCTTATTGTTCTCGATATAAGTGCTTAAAGAAGCAACAGAATCATAAGCTTTTAATATATCTTCAGCAGTTATCGTTTCAGATTTAAACAACTCAAGAGCTGATACTCCAGGATCAAAAGAATAAAATACTTCTTTATAACTACTAAGAAGATCTTCTGACAACCTTCTATATTCCTTATTAAGATTATCGTATTTAATAGTTTTTTGTTTTATAGCCTCTGCTTCGGTATCATTGCCATCCTCTACTCTTCTTGGAGTTGTAGCCAACCTCTCTATTTCAGCATTCAGATCATTGATCTCATTACGCAATTCCCTTAACTGATTAGCTGTATCAAAAGCTTGACTTGATAATGAATAAAACGTATTTATATCATCAAACAAATTATTGTCATTTACATAATCAGCAATATCATTTAATGTTTCCATTGCTATATCCTCTGCATCCAACCCCTTAAACACAGCATTAGCAACATTAGATCGATAAAGATCAGATGAAGTCTCAGCAGTAATAGCCTCAGCAAAAGAAGAAGCTTTTTTATAATTGGCTAATTTCTTATCAAAATCTTTCATAATATCTTCCTTGTATTTTTTAACAGTTTCTTCATCTACTTTCATTTCAGAAGCCAACTCACTTTCATCAAGGCTTTTGACCATTGACCTGAAATTGTTAGCCGTATCCTCTAACATTCCCATTCTGTCAGATAATTCAAATTTAGAATAATAATCTGATTCAGGATCATTCATTTGAGCATTAAATTCGGCTAAATTTCGCATAGAGTCTTTTACAGATTGAGAAGTAAAAGCATTATTACTATTAAATTTCTCAACATCAGTATTAATAGTACGCTCTTTATTTCTCCTTTCATATAAACCAAAAGCACCATTTCTGGCTCCAAATAAACCACCAATCAGGGCTCCTATGCCAATCTCTTTCAATCCTTCTTTGGTTGTAAATTGTTCAGCTATGGCCTTAGAAAAAGAATCAACTATAGAAGACGTAGCATCAAGATACGTCTTATCATATCTTGATCTAATAAAATCTTCCCCCATGCGCTGAGCAACACCTTGCATGCCTTCCTCCCATACACCTTCAGATATGGGTCTTTTAGATACATTCCAAACAGTAGCTAAGGATTTCTGGAATAAATTTGCTTTTACCGTCTGTAATCTTCCAGCATCACCCGCTACCTTCTTAGTCCCTAATCCAAACAAATAGCGATCTACAAAACTCTTTGATCCCCTATATGTGTTTGATACACCCTTTAATCCAGGTATGTATTTAGAAGCAAAACCAGTGTCTACTCCAAGATATTTTCCCAGAAGAAGATAATTGGATAATCCAACTATACCCATATTAGCTAAAAATATGCTATTTGCCGTATCGGAAATAGAACTCTTAAATTCAGCCATCTCAGACTGATTAGGATTCCGACCATACATATTTTTAAAATATTCCTTGTATTTACTTTCAGAGTCTTTCATGAAGGACTGAGCCTCCACGGCAGACTCCCAGCCGGCGCCCACGAACGTATTTACTCCTACCTTGGCCATATTACCTATAGCCCTGCCGTACATCGCTCCTGCTCTATACGCTCCAAAAGCTGATTTTACAGCACTTGCCGCAATCTTAGACGCCGCCATCTTTCCGGCCACTCTCATCCCTACTTTAGCGCCAACAGCTCCAAGACTTGACACGCCCATCCCACCTGTAAGGTAGGCAGACAGAATAGCTCCTGTCGTAAACGATAGACCATTTCCAATAACATCATTAAAAATAAAATTTGCAGTTCCAAGACTCTGCAAAAATCCCATATCACGCTCTTCTCTTGTATAATAATGAGGAAGAGAGTGGTTTATTCTTTCATCTATATCATTTATGGTCCGTGTAAAATCATTGTCAAATGCAGAAGATAACGTACCAGTCTTTATAAGATTATACGCAGCCGGGATAATACCTACTACTCCTGATACACCATATAATGCTGTTTTTGTGACAAGTTTCCCTATACCATTAACAGCCTTATTCCAAGTAGTTTGCCTTCTTCCGTAATAATCTTCATTATCCCTTCCTGGCATATAACTTTTAAACTTTGCAAGACCGATGTTCCCATCGGATAAAAAGTCATATGCTTCATCTAACTTAATAGTTCTTCCTTTACCAAATACACCAAAATCAACAGCAGATGACTGTTGATTACCAGCTATAACCTCACCATAAGACGTTTGTTTACCAGAATAAGTATTCCTTGATTTATCTTGAATAGATTTTATCATGGAATTTAACTTATTATAAGACTCCTCTTTCTTCTTTCTTGGATCATCTCCACCATTCAGAGCCGATTTTAGTCCAGAAAAAGATGTGTCTACATCAAAAGAAGTATCTATTCCGCTAATATCAGACCCTTTTTCTGAATCATCATCAGGATTTATGGCTGATACCGGGGGAGTATATGAACCTACTTTCATCCTCTCCATCTCTCTTTTTGCTCCCTCAATAAGAGAAGATTCTTCTTCATATCGCGTAGGAACTACGGCATTATACCCTCTTAATCCAGTAGATGGCAAGAAACCTGATTTCTCTACCAATGTCTGTTCCTTATTTTCCATATATTATTCCCTATTTACGCTATTCAACAACTTCATCAACTTGCCATTTTTATTCAAAGACGTAGGTAAATTACCTCCTTCTTTTGCCGCCACCATATCCTTAATCTCTTCTGTTATGGCTGCCACAACAAAATCAACTATTTTTTTCTGAGGCGCAACAGCAAGTTCTTTAGACACATTATCCGCAAACCATACATTAGGAGTATCAAACGAATCTATTAACTCAGGTTTACCATTCTCCATAAGATAAAGCCTTGTCTCATATCCATAACCGTAACTTGTCTTAGGATCATAACCTTCAACCTTTACACCAAGCTTTCCGCTGTTATCCAATATATCTTTAGCTGCATTAAGAAGCCAAACCTTTTGTTCTGGCATATCATCTAAATTATTACCAGATTCATTTATCATATCTGATAACACTTTCATCATTGAAGATACAGAAGCATAAGCGGGTGATATATCTGAATTTTCAAGCATCTTCGGATACCACATATTAGTATCACTTCCAAATGTAGGTCTTATAATACCACTTTCATATCCACCTATATCGACAGAAGGAGTATTAACACCAGGATCTATACCATTGTTTATCAACTCTGTTTCAGACACCTCAACAATATCTATCTCTCCTCTTTCACCGGTATGATTAGCGACCAAACTGTAAGTCTTCTCTCCATTGTCGGCTATTCCCGATTCTGTCAAAGAAAATGATTCAATGGTTGCCGATGATGATTTAGATTTACCAACAGGATGCTCTGCCATTTTTTTAGTAAATAGATCCCTGAGAACACCCATCTCTCTATAACCAGCCTCCTTGGAGGTTAATTTGGTTGAATACGTTACTGTGTTAGGTGAATACAGTTTGAGATATTCTTTACGTATCTCATTTATACCATCATCTTGAACCTTAGTTATTTGATTGGCTATATTAATATCGCTTACTACATCACCTCTAACGCTCTCCATTCCGCTAATAGAATACAGTGTATTAAAAAACACCTTTTCTTCACCATCCGAGAAACTATTTTTTACATCATCGTATTTTTTTAAGAAATACCTGCCACTTTTGCTATCCCTCTCAAATACTTTAGATAAATCAATGCCATCATTTTTCACCCTCTTTCTTATAGTAGCTATATCAGCAGGCGAGAATCCTTTTTCATAATATCTTACTCCAGATTCTACATCGCCGACTGTACCTCTATTTTTTCTTAAAATATCATTAAGGGATAACGCTGTAGCATAGGCTATATATTCTTCGGGTTTACCTCCTTCCTTCTGCGCGATCGCATTTGCTATTTCAGATACAATATTATCATAAATCTTATTCTCCTTCTTAATTCTATCATTCTCTATATCCATCTTGTCTACAGCGCTATTAAGCTGCATATAAGCATCTGTGGCAGCTTTTCTCTCTGCCATAGGTAGCTTGTCAAACATATCATTAGAGAGACCTCCATTGTCCTTTATATACTTAAGAAGTTTTTCTTCATCCATAAGATACTTGTATCCTGATGTTTCATCCGTCATATTTCTTGATATGGCAGCTTGAATATTTTTCATGTTTTCAGCACCAAGGGCTGTAGATAGTCTACTTCCGGATGTTACAAGATCTGTATATGCCTTATTAAACTTCTTATGAGTTTCTTCTGATATGCTAATATTTTTAGTTTCGATAGGATTAGCTGAAATAGTTCCACCAGAGTTTGTGCCAACGCCCACCTGCATGGCTCGGCTTCCAGCTCTGCCGAAGGCAGCAGATGCAGGTGGAGGC